GGTGTAGGTGATAGCCGCAGCAGCGCAAGTAGTCACATTCGACGGCGTGGTTCCAGTCGATGTAGAAGCAGTAAATACAGCCGTGCCGCGAACAGCAGAACCACCAACGGTGTAGTTGATGAACTCAGTCCATCCGCCATGAGAGGTCATGGTGTCAGCGGCGGCAAAGGTCGGGCTAGCACCAGAGATCAGGCCCAAGAACGGGCCAACAGTCGTATAGGTGCCAGAAGTGCGAAGCAGGGTGTCCAGCATCAACTGCTTGCCCACAGCATTGACCAAGTTGGGGAACTCTTCTTCCCATTTGATGTTGCCATCAGCATCACGGCAAACAACATGGTAATAGCCTTCAATGCCAACCGACTCAGAGCCAGCCACATTGGATTGCATGGTCACTTCTGCGTGATCACCAAAGTTTGAAAGTTCGTTTGACATGATTGCTCCTTAAACAAGTCGGATGAGGGCAGATGTGCTGGTGTTGGCAGGCATCTGTACGGTAAAAGAAACGGCAGACGTTTTGTCTGAGCCAAAGTCAAGAACACACACCGCACCGTTGTCGCCGGGAGTGTAGATCAAAGCACCACGGGCCGTGATAACGCCAGTCCACGCAGGGGACGAGAAGTTGATGTACGTGGTGCTGCCTGTGGAAGTGACTTCACTGGCGATGGTAGCCGTGACAATCTGTCCGCCTGCAACGTAATTCCCGCCCGTCGCCTCACCTGTTGTGGTGTATGCGGTGGTGGTCTCATCCAGCGTGGCTGCATTGGTGTACAACGCTAGATAGAACGTGTCCGTGGCGAAGTTGATCGTGCCGTTGACCAGCCCTGACCGCAGTGTGTTGCAGGAAAAATTGCCGGTAAAGGCCATTACTGAACCCCGTTATTCTGCGGCAGGGGTGCGACACGCGCCTGCCCACTGCGGTATGCATCGCTACGCTCAAGGCCATCACCCAGACGTTTGGCTAGCATCAACGCCTCTTTGTACTTGTTGTCGTACAAAGCCATCATGTCGGCTTCGCCCTTCATGAACGTGTACGCTTCTACCAGAGAGCCGTAGAGCAAAACTGAATCGAAGTTGTCGCCCAGCCAAGAAGTGCTTGCCGTGACAATTGACTCAGGGTAGTAGTAATAGTGCAACTCAACGTCATAGGCCGCGTCGGGGGTTGGGCCAACAAGAAAACTAAGCTCAGTGGAAATGACCGCGCCTGAAACCGTTGGGCCAAACAAAGCATAGTACTTGGGAACCCCAGTGTCATTTGGCGTTGGGTATGCCTGCCGGATGAAGTTCACATCCTTGTTGAGCAGGTACTCGTATGAGCCGGTGTTGATGTTCCCACCCGTGACACCCGTTACAACTGCCATTGAGTAGACCGACAGAAAATCTTCCGGGCAGCTCAAATATTTGTTGTTGGCAGAAACAGAGCCTGTGACGTTCTTGCGCAGGGACGGGAACTGAACCGAGTTGTAGATGCGCTGCTCCGCCTGTTTGACGAAGACAGGGATGTTCCCTACGAACTCCGTTTCGTAGTTCTGGGTGTAATCCTGAATCGCAGCAGACAACGCGGCGTAGTTCATGCCATCGGACCCCTAGCCATGACGCCCTTGGTGGCGCAGCCCGTACCACGGATTTTGATGCCGCTGGTTTTCATCGGCGGGTAGTCTTGACTGCGGGTGTTGGCCACAGCCACATTGGCCTTGCGCATGGTTGTCTTGGCAGGCTCTTCACCCACCACAACCGATGCGACTTTCTTGGGGGATTTGTACGTGGCCATCTTAGGCTCCTTTACGACCGGGGCTGCGCTGGTTCATGACCTTGGCCATATTGCGACCATACTTGAGCATGTCGCTGTTAGTCTTGCCACCCGCCTTCATCTTGGTCAGCGGCTGACCGGGGTGTTTAGCTTTCTCGTGCTTATGCACCGCTTTTGCCGCAGTTTTCTTGTCCTGCATCAAATCCATCTTGTTCATGATCGACTCCTTATGTCGTTGCAACTGTGACTGTACCAAGATTCACGGTAAGAACCAAATAGTTTGGCGTGAGCCCGTAATCATTTAGGCTAGCACCCCCAACAGGAGCCCAACCCCACTGAATAATCCTACTACCCTGCTCAAGCGTTCCTTGAGCTAGTGGATTTGTACTGCTGGTCTCGATGATCTGAAGGCCGGAAGTCCCAGATGTCACATAGCTTCTGTCGGGGCGAGGGTTTCTAAGACCCTGCGGATCATCCACAGGATACATACCCAACTGAAGCTGGGGATGATCTGGATCCCAACACTCTGGGCACACCAAAAGATCGTAGTTCTTGGTCTTGATGACTTCACGCCTAAGCACTTTAAGCTTGAAGCGCTGATCACAGCGATCACACTGGGCAATCGCATTCTTACCAGAAGCGAACCTATTGCCCATTAGATGGTGGACCCAATGAATTGTTGACGGGGCACAAAGCGGATTGCAGCCTTGTCGCGGTCTTCATCTGCCGCAAGCTGCCAAGCCTCATCATACTGTTGCTTCAGAATGTCCAAGCGAGCCTCTGCGCCCGGCACTTTCAACCCCAAGTAGTACGACAGGCCAGCAGCCATGCACGGAATGAAGCGGAACGGGACATCCATTACATTGACACCACCCCCAGCGTCTTGGGTACGGCGCAATCTCCAGTACACAAACTGATAAGTCTGCGCACCATCGGGGGTGGGCCAAACCGTGACAGCGGGCACCTGCGCCCAATACACAGCAGCGCCGTTATTGTGCAGTGCAGCAACTGTATCCTGCTGCCCACGGAAGCAGTTGTACAAGGTGTTACCCTGAATGTACCCGTAGTTGATGATCTCGTTGTCAATCTTGACAAACCCAGTGGCTGGTAGGCCAATGACCGAGTTGAGCGTGATCTGAGTATCTGCCGCAGTGATGCCCCCAACTTGGTTGATCGAAAGACCCGTAGGAGAATTCTGACCGTTGTACCGCTGTACCCATACTTGGATAGGGCGAGCCTGCTGAATCTTGTTGGGAATCGTGGCGTAAGTAGAAACGCTAATCCGCGTGATGGTCAGGTCTGCTTGAGTCGAGGCTACGTTCCCGCCCGTACGAATGACATGCTCTAGCAAGTCCACTGTATCGTCCGGCAGTGCGTACGTGTTCTGCCCCTGAACAAGCGGGATGATCCCCTGCTCAATCGTCCATAGGTTGATACCACGATTGGCCCAGTCGGCAAACATGATGTTGAGCGAACGACGAGCGGTACGCAGGTCGTAGCCCGTGCGCATCTCTGAGCCAGCCCGCTCATATGCCTCTTCGACCAACTCAACCAGATCGAGGTTAAAGGATGTAGCGCCAGAGGTGTTTGCCATTACCTGTACCTTGCCGTCTTAGCCGCCACTTTGGGTGGCTGCTTTACAAATTGTTTTCCAGCCTTTTTGCCTGCCCGCTTGGCACGGGTCGTGGCTGCATACTCGGCAGAGCTGAGCGCCTTAATGGCGTTCTCAGGCAAATATCGCTCCCCCGTCTTGCTTGACGGTTTGCCAGACTTGGTGCGCCACTTCTGGGCACCCCAGTCTTTGAGCGACTGCTGCGGGTCTTTCACTTGTACCCACCCCCACGGGCTTTGTACTGCTTGGCCAGAAGCTGTGCCTTACGGGCGCTCCACTGGCCTGCGCCTGTGCCCTGCACTGCTTGGGACTTTATTGACTCAAACAGCGACTTGCGCATACCCGGCTTGGTGTAGACACCAGCCTGATTGACCTTGGACTTGACCTTACCACCCTCGGCGTATTGAGTGAAATCCGTGTCGTCCCGACGAGCCTTCTTCTTAGCCCCGGGCATTTTGCTGGGGTTGATGGCCCCCATTCCACGGCTTGCCATCATGGTTACACCATCTTCCCGCGAGTCTTGCCGCGTTGGGCAACACCATCCCCACGACGGGATGCGCTTACTGCGCCGCCTTTTTTGAACGTGTCCTCTGGGTAAAGCCCATACGGCGAAGTTCTATATGACGCAGAGCGCCCCAAATCATCAGGTATAACAACCCGTGACCTAAGCGGAGCTTCTACTGCTGGTGCAGCAGCATCGGCATAGAGGCTGGGGCGGGGGTTATAAACAACAGGAGCAGCGGGCTTGTCTACACGTGTTCGAGCTATTCTGTCTTGCCTATCCATCTCATCTTTTGCCGCATCCTCGGCGTTTACATCTTCCGGCTGCACACCGGGGCGAATATAGCCACTGGCAAGATATGCCGCACCAAGACCGCCAAGCACTTTGGCAATTTTTTTCAATGCTTTCTTGGCCATGATTAATACACCTTAGCCTTTCGTGCGCCGCGAGCTTTGCCCCAGCCCCTAACAGCACCGCCTTTTTTCATGGGCTGCGTTTCGGCGGTGAACACTTGCTCTTCGGGAGCCGTAGTAGCAGCAGTGGTGCCGTTGACGTTGACCGTCGTAGATGACGCAGGCGCAGCAGCATCCGAAGACGGAAAGGGGTAGGTAGGAGACGAAACCGCCCCACCATCGTCATACCGCTTGGCCTTAGTCATACCACCCTTGGCCTTCTTTTCCTCTGTGCTGGTAAGCGACTGGTTATACGCCCGCTCCAGTTTGGGGGCCATCTTCCTGTCCTTGGCTTCTTGAAGCATCTCTGCTTCTCCCGCAGACGGAGCTTTGGCCGGGGTAGGTTTGGGCTTTTCCGCAGGTGCTGGTGCGGTACTCGTCAAAGACTGGTTGTACGCCCTCTCCAGTTTTGGAGCGGCTTTTTTGTCTTTGGCTTCTTGAAGCATCTCTGCTTCAGCAGTGGTCATTTTCTTAGAACTTGTGGCCACAGTATCACCTCAGTACATTTTGCACTTGGTCTTGCCTTTGGTGGCAATACCATCACCACGCTTGGATGCAGAAGACATGCCGCCACTGGCCATTTTTTTAGCTTTGACCGCGCCACCTTTGGCACGCAGAGCTTGGCTGCGTTCCTGTATGGTACGGCCATAGTTGGGGTCAGTCTGCCTACCACGTTTAAGCATCTCTGCTTGCTCGCGCTTGCGCTCGGCTTCGCGTTCAGCTTTGCGTTTACGCTCTACTTCTGCACGAACTTCGTCTTCAGCCTGACGCCTACGAACAGCCTCTAGGATGGCCTTATCCTTCTCGCGCATCTGCTGCACGATGTTGCGAGCACTGCCTTGCGGAGTAGTCGGTTGAGCAGCTCGTTGCTCTGCCTGCTGCTGCCGATACGCTGCCCAAGCCTCCGGCCCTGCATTCGGGTGGGGAGTGCCGGGTGGATTGCTAATAGGCGTACCAAGAGTAGTACGGGTGAGCTGATCCCTAAGAGCAGGGGAAGTGCGGCCTGAAGCCATAAAATCTGCATCGGGAGATGCAAGTTGGGCGGGGGGAGCAGCAGACCTAGCAACGCGCTGTCTGTATGCAGCCAAGTCTGCTTGGGAATATCCCGGGTCACCCATACCCATAACTGCGGGGGCAGGACGCCTAGCAGCTGCTGCTGCACCAGCACCAGCAGCAGCAGCAGCACCAGCACCAGCACCAGCAGCACCAGCAGGGCCAGACGGATAAATAGCAGGGCCGGACATAGCAGCCAATTCACCTGCGGAAACGTTTGCCCCTTCACGCCCGGCAGCAATTCTCTGCCTAAACGTGGCCATATCGTCATCTGCGTAACCTGATGCGTCGAAGTCGCTCGCGCCACCCATAAGTTCTGGGTTGTCACTGCGATACTTGCGCTCAGACTCCCGGTGCATCGCTTGAGGGCTAGTATCCCTAAGCCGCTCAGCATCCGTACCGCGATACTCAACCGGGGCTAGGTTGTCCCCTTTGTCTCGGGTAAGCAAATACCCCAGCGCCGCAAGCGCTGCAAGGCCACCTACATTAGCTGACCTACGTTTTTTAGCCATAGCGGCCTCCTATCAGCAGGTGCGACCACCCATTTTCATACCCAAGGGCTTGCTGCCAGACATTTTGACCTGAGCGCCTTTGGTCTTGCCCTTAGCGGCCAGACCGTCTTTGCTGGGGGCGGCGGTGCGAACAGCGCCCATTTTGGCCGTGGTAATACCACCATTGGCCATCTTCTTGGCAGGTGCGCCTTTTTTCTTTGCCATCATTGCCATAAAACCGGGGTTCATTTTGGAAGCCATAGTGTCACCACCTTTTGAAAAAAACTCTTGCTTGCCTTGATCCGTTTTGGGTTTGTTGATTGCCTGCGCGTCTGCACGACTACCAGACCCAAACCGCTTACCCTTGTCTGCCTTCATGAACTCCTGACCGACAGACTTTGGGACTCCTGCTTTCTTAGCAAACGATGGATTGTTGGCCACCGCCGCCATGAAATTATGCTGTTTCTTGCTAACCGAGGGCACTGCGATGCTCCTTCATGAAGTCATCAATCTTCCTCTCAAGCCGATCCAGCCGATCCAAGACGCGATTGATGTCGGTATGCACCTCTGCTTTGGTGACATACTCTTTCGCAATCTCTTCCCGAGTGCGGTTGAGAAGAATCTGAATGCGCTTCATCTCGTCCGTGGACATTTTCACCCAGAACAGGATCAGGGCGGAGACCAAGGAGAGCGCAGCGTTCCACAGCGTCACGTCCATTTCAAATCATCCTACCCTTGGTTTTGCCCTTTTGCGCGATCCCGTCGGCTCGCTTAGAGGCACTAGGCACCTTGGAAGACTTAGGCGAGCTGCTTACTTTGCCACCCTTCTTCATCCCAACGATCTTGCGCATGGTGGCGTCAGCGCCAAGCCGGTCACCCGACTTTAGCTGCCCAATCGCTGTGGAAAGATTAGGCTGTGCTGCGGGAGTTGGGTCTGCCTTACCCATTTGTAACATTGCAGGAATTTTTGCGGCAGAGCCACTTGGGGTGGGCGTGCTGGCTTTTTTCTCTGCTAACGCCCTCATTGCAGCAGCCGCTGGGTTTGCTACTCTGGTAGCAGCGGCAGGAGCCGGGGCAGGAGCCCGGGTGGGGGGAGCAGCGGCGCGGCGTCTAAAAAAGGGCATGGTTTACTCCTAGCAATTCCAAGCCCGAAGGCTTTTATTGATGCGGCTGTTCGGGTCTTTCTTGGCCTTCTCGCCGGTCAACTTCTTCTTCATGCCCTCCATACGGGCACAGAAAGAGTCTCGCCTGCTGCCGCCTTCCGGTTGCGGGGGCTTGAGTCCCGGCTTGCCCGGGTTGGCCTTGTTGTAGGAGGCTCGCCCCTTGGCGTTGAGTCCGCCCTTGGGGTTCTTGCCTTCCTTGCGAGTCCATGCTGCGGTCTTAGCCATAGAACACCGTTACTTTAGCTGCATTGGGTGCCGTGCCGGGTACAGTTACGTGTATGTCCGTCATAAACAAAATACCCTGCCCCGGAATGGGTAGTGCAATTGGTTGCGTACCTGTACCAATATTAAATCGCAGACGGATAGTGCCAGAAGCTCCCCCGTCCCTGAAAATAATATCACCCGCCGTTCCGCCCGATATGCACTGATATCCCTTTAACCGGAAACGCCCAGACACTAATGTGCCCGTAGCTTCTATGTGAGCGGATAGAACGTCTGTTTGCATCGTCATGATGCGCTCCTATTACTGGTCAGCAAACGTAGGGGCGGTTGCGCCAACCACCGTGCCAAACACTTGCCAGTTCGTGGCGTCCCGTGC